CATCAGCCGCCCGGCGTTGTAGACCCGGCAGTCCCGCCGAGGGTCGAACAGTCCCAGGGTGGGGGATGAGAGTGGGCCCGGCAGGTTCAGGGGCAGGTTGAGCTGCACCCGACGAGGGTAGGGCTTGTTCACGGTGGCAGTGATGCGCTGGGCCACTAGACCACCCCCGCCAGACGGAGACTGGCCTTCAGCCGGTTGATCTTGGTCACCGTGTCATCGTCGTCATCGTAGAAGGTCACGTTCGACGGCATGGGTGGTGCGAGGCTCGGACGGGCCTTCTGAGGCGCGGCGGGACCCTTGGGGGCCTTCCGGCCTCGGGCGGGCTCCTTGGCCTCTTCCTGCCGCAGCATGGGCCTCCGCTTCTTACCCGGGAGCACGTCCACGTCGCTCTCCCCGGGGATGATGGTCGTGCCCTGGTCCTCATCGTCCACGAGGGTGATGTTGGCAGGGAGATCCTTGGGATGCTTGCTGCCTGGGGGGACCTGTTCGGCCTCTGGTTCTGGAGTCGGAACCGGCTTTGGCTCCAATTCTGGAGTAGGCTTGGGCTTCTTCCGGGTGATGGGAGGCCGGGTCGGCTGCGCTGGCGTTGGAGGTGCAGGCGCAACCGGCTCGGCTTCGGGCTCCTTGCCGGGCAGGCCAAGGCTGGTAAGGTCTTCGGGCATGGCGTCCAAGTCGTCCACGGGGGTCGTCTTGGGGGTGATCGGCTTCGCAGCCTCTTCCTTCTCCTTGGCCTCGGCGTCCTGCTGCTGCTTCACCAGCTCAAGCTGCTTCTGCTTCTCCGTCTCCTGGGCCTTGTCCTTGTCGGACTTGTAGCGGGCCATGAGGTTGTCCAGGGCCGGGGAGATCCGGTCGGCGACGACCTTGACGTGCTTGCAGACGACGAACTGGTAGCGCCTGGGCTCCGTAGGGGCCTTCAGGAGGGGCCTGGGGGCGCCGTAGAGGGCATCTCCCGTGCTCACGTTCCATTGGGCTCCCCAGTAGAGGAAGGCGGGGCAGGAGCAGCTCACGCGCACGTCCAGGTCGTCCACCTGATGGGTCTCCTTCATCCGCTTGAAGTCGAACTTCATGCGGACGACGTGCCCGTTGGGGTCGCTGTAGGACTCCCCGCAGGTGACCCGGTAGACGAAGAGGAACTTGGCGGGGTCGGTGCGGACCACCTGCGACGTGCAGTTGGGGGCCTTCTTCACCGAGAACTCGGAAGTCAGGCCGACTAGCTCCTTCAACGAGAAGGCGATCTTCGCCTTTCCCGTCCGAAGGAGTTTCCACGGTGCCTGGATCTCGGGCACCCGCTGGTCGTCAGCGCCATCCCGGTGAACCATCAGAACCTCGCCTAGTTACTTCTTCTTGGCGGGCTTGGTGGCAACCTTGGGCTCGGCCTTCTTCTCGGCCTTGGCAGGAGTGGCGTCAGCAGGAGCGGCCTGTTCCAGGTCAGCAGCAACCTGGGCGTCAGCCTCTTCCACCGTATCCGAGGCGGCCAGCGCTTCATCAGCGGAGGCGACTTCTTCAGGGTTGGAGTTGGCAGCGGCCTCGGCAGCCTCGATGCCAGCTTCCAGGGTGGGGGCAGGGGTGGTCTCGGCTGGGGTGTCAGCCTTGGGGGGCTCGACGGGGGGCACAACAGGCACCACGACGGGAGCAGGCTTGGCAGCGCCCTTGTTCAGCTTGGCCGCCACGGTGTTTTCGTCCACGTGGAAGATGGTGCTGGACTTCATCGCAGCCATGCTGGCGCGGCTGAAGGGGAAGTTGGCGACGAGGGCTCCGCCACGATAGATCACGAGCTGGCCGGGATCCTTCCAGATGCAGAGATCGCCTGAGCGAGCCCCGAAGTCCGCCGTGTCAAAGTGCATGTCGGCAGTGAGGATGAAGTTATGCGACGCCATTTAGGCACCTCCAGGAATAGGGTTGAGAAGTCCACGGACTCAGCGTAGCTGGTATATGGTGGTGCTGCTAGGCTGCATTCTCCCACTTCTTGGGCCCTAAGAGGAGGCCCCAGCCGTGATTTACACCGATGTGCAACCCCTGCTGAAGACAGGCAACCTCGCCTTCTTCCACAACCCCGACCCCATCGCCAAACTCGTCCAGTGGAAGACGAAGTCCCTATGGGACCACATCGGGATCGTGGTGGTCTTTGGTGGCCGGAGGTGGCTGGTGGAGTCATCCCCGACCAAAGGCGGCCCCAGGATGGTCCTGCTGTCGGAGAAGATCCCGGACATGTTCCTGCTCCGTGAAGGGGGGTTGTCCGAGGCCGCCATCGACTTTGCCTTCGCCCAGTTCAACAAGGACTACAGCTACTTCGACGCCATCCGGGCCGGGCTTGGCCGCCGCACCAACAACAGCGGGTTCATCTGCTCCGAGTATGTCAGCGACATCTTGAAGGTGGATGGTGCCAGCATCGGGGAGTGGGGACAGACCCCCCAGGCCTTGTTCGACTTCTACAAGGGTGCCGAACAGATCCTGGTCACATAGAACCACCAGTAGGTAAACGAAAAGGGCCCCGTGAGGGGCCCTTCCACTTGTAGGCGAACCTACTAGCTGACGATGACGCGCTGAATGGCGCTGGGGTTGAAGATCAGGAAGCCCAGGTTCTCGAAGATCGAGAAGCCGATGGCACGCAGCAAGGGCTGGTCCGCCGACATCACGGTCAGGGGGATACGCTCGGGGATGACACCGAGGAACTCGGCATCGCCCAGGACGTAGAACTGGTTCCGGGTGACCTTCCTGGACTGGAGGATCGTGGCGCCCCAGACGTAGCCCATGATGCCGGTCTTGAGCAGCTTGCGCTCAGTTTCGCGGTCCACGGTGCTGTCGGTCCACTTGCGGAGATCCGTGTAGTTCCGGGGGTTCATGAAGACGAGGGCCACGGAGATGTCGTGACGCTCGACCTGTCCGTAGGCATCAGCCATCATGTCCACGGACACGGGGCCAGCAGCGGGAGCCATGTCGGGGTTGTAGACAGGATCGTCCACGGCCTTGCCAGCACCAGCGGTAGCGATGCCGTCGAAGAGACCGAACACGTGGCCGTCTTCCGTGGCACCCATTTCAGCCTTGGAAAGGTTCAGGGAGCGCTCGACGATGTCGAAGCGACGCTCCTTGATCTGGCTGATGGGGATCAGGGGGGCGGCGGTGATCTCGAAGGTAGGAACGGTCACACGCTTGGGCTTGACGACGCGGACGATGTCCCCGCCTTCTTCACCGACGATGAACGCTTCCACGAACGAGCGGCCCGTCTCGTCGAACTCCTTGTCGTAGATGGGCAGAGCGCCATCCGGCAGGGTTTCGACCATCAGAGCCTTGCGGGCGATAGACATGTAGTCGCGGCGACGACGGAGCGAGGGTCCGAGGGCAGCGGCGACGCGCATACGACCGGCGGCAGTATGCAAGAGACGACCGAGCTGGTTGAGCTGGGCCTGGGAGCGGGAAAGGTTACGCATTGGTATCGGCTCCTTTCCGCTTAGAAGAGCTGCTTGACGCCGAGCCAGGGCTCAGCGGCAGTCGGCACGTGGTCGCAGATGCCGCAAACGAAGGCACCGGCTTTGGGGGAATCCGAAGTCCAACGACCGACATGGGCAGCGGTGCCGTCCGCGAAGAGCGGGCAACCGATGGTGTAGGGGGTCGTGGGGGCGGCCTCGAAGCAGTCAGGGTCGATGGGGTCGTTCTTCAGGTCGAAGACCGGAAGGGCACGGACCACAGGCATCAAGCCAGAGCCGGAGGGGCCGATGGACTCGGCGTAGTTGCCAGCACCATTGATCAGGGTGCCGACAGGAAGGGCCGCGTCAGAACCGTCCAGGGGGACGATGACGGGGCCACGGCCAGCGGTGAGGCTGTTGATCTGGGTCATGATCTTGCCACCGGCATAGCCAGCAGCGCGAAGAGTGACCTGATCAACCGCCGGGTCACCAGTCAGGTTCACGTCGGGCTTGGTATCCCCCACGGCCTGACCCTGGTAGCGGTATTGCAGGGACATGTTGTCTCCTTCGGTGCCAGCCCGGACAGCCACGATGGCAAGTCCTTACATAAGCGAGGCACGCTTCAATGAATGAAAATCGTAGTCGGGGAATTTTTCACTGTAACAAAAACGCCGCCGGTTACCCCCGGACGACCATCTTGGGTGTGGAGGGATCCACCTTCTCCCGGATCACAGCAACATGGCCCAGGGTGTCATCCACCTTCTTTGCCATGGCCATCATCTGGATAAACATCTTCTGGTTCTGATCGGCCACCTGTAGGACCACAGTTTCCAGCTTCCGCAGCTCAGCCAGCTCGTCGGCCATCGCCAGCCGGGCAGCCATCGCCAGCTTCAGCTCCTTCATGACGGCGTCGTGGGACTCCTTGGCCTGGGCCTCGGTCTTCCTCCCCAGGACCCCAGAGCCTACCGAGATGAGGGGGAGGGCCCAGAGCTGGATCCAGGCGCTGGAGACCAGCAGGACGAACGTCCGAAACTTCTCAGGGAAGGATGGGATCATGCCCAGGATCCCCCAGATGAAGAAGGCGTAGAACATCCACATGGAGCCGAACACGGTGGTGCCCCGGACGGCCAGCCACTCGTTCAGGTTGAAGGGCTTCTTGACG